AAAGTCGCTAAAAGTTGGGAAAAATGCACGAAAAAAGGTGATAAAATTGTATTATCAGGAGAAAAACGAAAAAAAGTTTTTTTGAAGCGTTTCGATACGCTTCTTACGCGGGCGAAAGGTAACATGGATTCCTTTTATTTAATCGTTTTTTACCAAACATAGAGTAAGTGCATATCTTCCTTTGATTTTTATTTTATATTTTCAGGCGGTTCGATTCCGCCCGTCCGCTTAGACAAGGTTTTTCATGAGTTTTCCTTGTCAACCTTTCCATTCTACTCGACAGCCCTTTTCGGGCTGTTTTTTATCGCTAAAAAATACCGACGAAAGGGGGTGCGTTGTGATGGGATGACGGAAAAACAACAAAAATTTGCAGATGAATATATCATTTCGCTCAATGCTACGCAAGCATATAAAAAGGCTTATCCGAGCGTTAAGAAGGACGCAGCAGCTCGAGCGAGTGCAAGCCAACTGCTAACAAACCCTAACGTAAAGGCTTATATAGACGAACGACTGGAAAAGCTAAAATCAGAACGTGTCGCAGATCAACAAGAGGTCCTCGAATTCTTAACGGCCATAATGCGTGGTGAAGTGACCGAGCCCCTTTTGGTTTTGGATGGCGAAGGCACTCAAAAAGTCGTGAGCGCCGTCCCGAACGTATCAACGCGAAGAAGTGCGGCGGTTGATCTCGGGAAACGATTCGGACTATTTGTCGATAAGCAAGAAATCACTCAACGGACAATTGAAATAAAAGTGGGTGAGTGGGATGACGACGACTAAACCAAGGATAAAAATCGAATTCAATTATCCGAGCCGGGTTTTTAATAAGCATATATACGACAAATTGACCGACTATGATACCTTCACGGAGGTACATTATGGCGGAGCTTCTAGTGGTAAGAGTCATGGAGTGATCCAGAAGGTCGTATTCAAGGCGTGTCAAGACTGGAAGTATCCACGAAAGGTTCTTTTTCTTCGCAAGGTTGGGGCGACGGTTTACGACTCGATCTTTGAAGATGTGAAGCAATGTCTCGAGAAATGGAAGTTGTTCGATAAGTGCAAAGTCAATAATTCAGCATATCGGATCGAGCTCCCAAACGGGGCTCAATTTATTTTCAAAGGGTTAGACAACCCGGAGAAAATCAAGTCCATCAAGGGCATTTCTGACGTGGTGATGGAAGAGGCTTCGGAGTTTACGCTTGACGATTATACACAATTGACGCTTCGCCTTCGGGATAAGAAACACAAGAAGAGACAAATCTTTTTGATGTTTAACCCGGTATCAAAAGTCAATTGGGTATATAATGCTTTTTTTGTTAAAACTCCAAAAAATACAGTCGTCTATCAGACAACATACAAGGATAATCGCTTTCTTGATGAGGTCGCAAAAGAGAATATCGAGGAACTAGCAAGCCGGAACGAGGCTTATTATAAGATCTATGCGTTGGGAGAATTCGCGACGCTCGACAAGCTCGTTTTTCCAAAGTACGAGAAGCGTCTTCTCAACCCGTCCGAGTGGGATCACTTGCCGGCCTATTTTGGTTTGGACTATGGATTCATCAACGACCCGAGCGCGTTCTTACACGTCCGAATAGACGATCAGAATCGCAAGCTATACGTTGTTGAGGAATACGTCAGAAAAGGGCTTACGAACGACAAGATTGCGGAGGCTATAAAGTCCCTCGGTTATGCGAAAGAGCCGATTCGAGCCGATTCAGCGGAAAAGAAATCGAATCAAGAGCTCCGGAATTCGGGAATTCCTCGAGTCATCGACGTACAGAAAGGACCGGGTTCAGTTATGCAAGGCATTCAATACCTCCTTCAATACGATTGGGTGGTTGACGAGCGTTGCGTGAAGCTGATCGAGGAGCTTGAGAATTACACATGGAAAAAAGACAAGAGAACAAATGAGTACATAAACGAGCCCGTCGATTCATACAACCATTGTATCGACGCGATTCGGTACGCGTTACAAGATCGTATCTTGCAAAGTAAGTCAGTACAAGAACGAATGAAGAACGCGTCATATTACTTCGGGAGGTAAAATTGGTTACTAATTTTTTAAAAGGGACACGCTTCGGAGACCATGCGAACGACCACTTTTTTATGATGACCGAGGACTTCGCAGTCATCGATTATGCGTCTAGCGTATGGATCGAGCAATTGAAGCGATACGTCAACCGGCACAAGAAAGAGCAATTACCACGTTTGCAAGAGCTCAAGCGCTATTACAAGGGCGACAACAATATCAAGTATCGACCAGACAAGGAAGACTCGACAGCAGCAGACAACCGAATCTCGAGTGATTTTGCAAAATATATCACTATGTTCGAGCAAGGCTATATGTTGGGAAATCCGGTCGAGTACAAGAATGAAGATGACGTTGTACTTGAGAATATCAAGGTATTCTCCGCAAAGAACAACGAGAAGAAGCATAACTCGTCGATTAAGAAGGATCTTTGTGTCTATGGTCGAGCCTATGAGCTTTTAACTGTTACGGAGCGAGATCGTGTCGCTTGGGTGAAGCTGTACAAGTTGAGCCCTGAGCAAACATTCGTTATTTACGATGACACTTATGAACAAAATTCTCTTATGGCGGTCAACTATTACGACGTTGATTATGGAGACGCAAAACGAAAGACAATTATCAAGGTATATACAGCCGATCGTGTCTATACTTACGAGTGGAGTTCGCAGAAGAGCGACGGGATGAAGCTCAAAGACGAGCAAGAGCATTTCTTCCACGGTGTACCAGTCAATGAGTACAGCAACAATGAAGAGCGCCTCGGATCGTATGAATCAGTATTGGATAATATCGACGCTTACGACTTGTCACAGTCAGAGCTTGCCAACTTTCAACAAAATAGCAATGACGCGATTTTGTTGATTAAAGGCAATCCGTACACGGGAGCAGACGAAAAGGACTTCTTTGATGACGGTCGAATCAATCCAAACGGTCGTCTTGGGGTATCCATGGCATACAAGCGAGCTCAAGTGCTTATTTTGGACGATAACCCGAATCCGGGCGGATCAGCACCAGACGCAAGCTATCTTGTTAAGCAGTACGATAGCGCCGGAGCTGAAGCCTATAAAGAACGCTTAGTAAATGATATCTTACGCTTTACCTTTACACCGGACACAACCGATAACAACTTCGGAGGTGTTCAATCGGGCGAGTCTATGAAATATAAGTTGATGGCTTCTGACAACTATCGTGAACAACAGCAAGATCTTTTTGAAGCTGGTCTTATGCGACGTTTGCGCCTTGCTGTCAATATTTGGAAAATCCAAGGGAACGAAAGCACAGCTTACGAACTTATCAATGAGACGTCGATTGTATTCCGTCCGAATATTCCACAAAATGAAAAAGAGATTGTCGAAATGGTCCGCACGTTGTACGGAATCGTGAGTGAACAAACGATCTTCGAGATTTTGAATCAAGTAACTGGAATCGACGCAGAAGTCGAGATCGAGCGTTTGAAGGATGAAACCAAAGAACAACTCGAGGTCTTGCCAAGGTTCGGAAAGCACGAAGAAAACGGAGAGGTGACAGATGACGAACAAATTGAAGAATCTGAAAATCCTCGAGGATCATGATCGTTATTGGACAGACCGAGCCCGTGAGATTTTCGAATATGTCGATCGGAAAGATATCAATTTCTTTGCTGAAATGGAAAAAATTTATCGTGAGCAATCCGTGAGCCTTCAAAAGTCTGTATTTGACTTTTATACACGCTTCGCGGAAGATCACGAAATCAGCTATCAAGACGCAATGAATCGTCTCCGCGGTGAGGACTTGAGCGATTATGTAGAAAACGCACGACGTTATCGCGAACAAGCAGAGAAAGATCCGGAGCTCTTGCGACGGTTGAATGAACAATACGCGTCAGCTCGGGCAATACGTCTCCAAGTGCTCAATTCAGAGGCCGTTTATCGCGCCGGTGTACTAGCGGGTGCATTGCATAAGAGTTTTGAGAAGTATCTCTATGACGTGGCAGAATACGCTTATCGTAAATCAGTCGGTGGCCGTGCGGGTGCAATCAACCGTCCAGCGTTTGAAGAAGTCATCAAGACACCATTCAACGGCCGGAACTATTCCGAGCAACTTTGGGGAAATACGGACACACTAGCGGATAGCTTGAAGAAGGTTTTCCGTCAAGGTTTCATTCGTGGAGATAGTCCTCATGAAATGGCGCGAGAAATTCGAAAAGAATTCAACGTGGCACGTTCGCGAGCTGAAACATTGATTCGGACGGACGCGACAGCAATCATAAACCGAGCAACCATAAAACGATACGAGCGCGAAGGTTTGAAATATTATCGGATTTTGGTTGTTTTAGACAATCGGACAACTCAAATTTGTCGACGAATTGCACAAGAAGATAAACTTTATAAGCTCGAGGACGCGCAAGTTGGGGTTAATATGCCCCCGTTCCATTACAATTGCCGGTCAACGATTATGCCGGATGAAGGCGAATTGAACGGCGAAGAAGTGGAAAACAGACCTGAAGACGATAGCGGTAAATCAAAAGCGCTTTTTAGAAATAAAGATTCGAATAAGCGACGCCCGATAAATATAGCAAGACAAAATCGTTTAACTAGAGATTTCAGACAAAGAGGAGGCGTGATTTTCCAAAGTCCAGAGGGTGACCAATATCTGAAGAAAGTTGGCGCGGCTGCTTTAAATTACAACGAGAAAACTATTATATTGCCTACAAAACCGACAATTTCAGAAGTGTTGGAAGAATTATATCATGCAGAACAGTATAGAAACGGAAAAATCGATCCAAACGATTATATTAGTAAAATAAAAGCTGAAATAGACGCGCAAAACTATTTACTTTCGGTAGAAAAGAGGTATAATATACCTAGAAACGAAAGCGAACAAACAAAGAAGAATCTGAAGTATTGGAAGGAGAAGCTGAAAAAATATGAAGATTAAACATATTTTACAATTACCATTCGGGACGTCTGTTAATTTAGATAAAAATGTCCCCGAATCCGGAGTAGTAGGCAAATCTTTGACCGTTGATTTCGAAAATTACTATAAAGTCTTAGGAACTCCAACAAACATTTTTTCAGAGGTCTTGATTTCAAAAACGGAAACGTTGAAGGAAGGTCAAAAAGTTTATTTTGTATAAAATAAGCACTTAGATAATAATCTAGGCGCTTTTCTTTTGCTCAAAAATAAGAAAGGGATATAATGATTAGTATTTGGGATCTTGTTTCATTTACCGCGGGTCTGATCTGCTTTGCGATCTTGGTATTGGTGGGATGGTCCATCATTGCCGGTCTAATCGACGGGATCATGAAAGCGATAAAAAATACAAAATAGATCGGAGGTGATCCGGTATCTTGACAAGCGGGAATAGACCGCTTTTTTTGTTGTCCAGACTATGCGGAGGACGTTAAAAGCTGCATTGTTTCGTCGCCGGACGTAAAGCGAGATCATCGAGTGATGGCGTAACCATCGGAGGAAAATTATGTCAGAAAATACACAAGCAACCGTTGAGACTGAAGCACTTGAGCAAGACGTCACTCAAGAAGAACAAGTTGAAACCAAGCAAGAAAAGTCAGAGCGTACCTTTACACGGGCAGAATTCGGGAAGGCAGTTGCAGCGGAGATCGCAAAAGCTCGCGCAACTTGGGAGTCTGAACAAGCAGAAGCTCTCGAACTTGCAAAGAGCGAAGGTGAACGCCTCGCGAAGCTAACAAAGGATGAACGCGCCAAAGAAGAGGAAGCAAAACGAATCCAAGCAATCGAAGAGCGTGAGCGAGCAATCGCAGAACGAGAAATGAAAATGGCAACAATGGCGTTGCTAGTGGAAGAAGGGCTTCCACAAGAATTCCTTGGGCACGTCCTCGCTCCGACAGCCGAAGAAGTCAAAGCGAAAATTTCTGACTTGCGAAATGTTTTTGACAAAGAAGTTGAAAAACGCGTCAATGAACGCTTAGTACAGAGCACCCCTCGTCGTGGGGCTATCAACGGGCTCACGAAAGAGGATATCATGGCGATTGAAAATGATGACGAGCGTCAACAAGCAATCGCTGAAAACATTCAATTATTTAGAAAGGGCTAGAATATGGCTGAAGCAAAATTAACAACAATGGCAAATCTAGGCGAAATTAAGTCTATTGATTTTGTCAATAAATTCTCAAAAAACATCAATGATCTATTGACACTTCTCGGTGTCACACGTCGTCAAGAATTGACAAGTGATCTCAAAATCCAAACTTACAAATGGACCGCAGACGTGAACGCAACCAACCCGGCAGAGGGTGAAGATATTCCGCTTTCTCAAATGGTTCGCGCAAAAGCGCAAGCATACGAGGTCGCTTGGTTCAAAAAACGTCGTTCCGTGTCAGCGGAAGCAATTGCTCGTCACGGTGCGTCAGTAGCAATCACAGAAGCTGATACTCGTCTTATGCGCGAGATTCAAAATGGAATTAAGGAGCAATTCTTTACATTCTTGAAAGCAAATCCAACTAAAAACAAAGGCAAAGGATTGCAAGGCGCACTTGCTCAAGCGTGGGCAAAAATCGCAACTTTCAACGAATTTGAAGGATCTCCAGTCGTTACTTTCGTGAATCCGGTTGACGCTGCTGAGTACCTCGGAAACGCTGGCGTAGGTGCTAACGCTTCTAACGTCTTCGGAATGACTTTGCTCAAGAATTTCTTGGGTATGCAAAACGTAATCGTGATGAACGGTGTACCAGAAGGGAAAATCTACACGACAGCAATCGAAAATCTCGTTTTTGCAAACTTGAACGTTGCAAGTGGTGATCTTGGCGGATTGTTTGCGGACTTCACAGATGAAACTGGACTTATCGCAGTAGCTCGCGATCGTGCATTGAAGAATCTCACTTTCGAGTCTGTATTCTTCGGAGCAAACGTTCTCTTTGCTGAAATTCCAGAAGGCGTTGTTGAAACAACAATCGAAAAAGTAACAGTCGCAGCATAATCTAAGAGGTAAACGATGGCAGCTATTGAACTAGAAAAAGTAACGAAAGAAATTCGTTTATTGAAAGGAATCCCGGAAAGCGACAAAGAACAAGACGAACTTTTGGCCTTAATTGTGAAGGATAGCTTCGAGCGTGTTATCGCGTTCGTCAACCGCTTTTCGGACTTTCCATTGGCAGAATTGCCGGATAGCGTGAGCTATATTCTTCGTGACGTGGCTGTTAGTCGATTTAACCGCTTAAATTCTGAAGGGGCAACCGCTGACAGCGAAGAAGGCCGGAGTTTTACTTGGGAAGACAGCTATCTAACAGATGATAACAAGGCGATTTTGGAAAGCCTAGCAGTCAAAAATCGCGCCCGTGGAATCGCTAGATTTATTTAAAAAGGGGGGGGCGTATGATTTATAATGATCGCGTTGTTTTGATTTTTGAAACACGTCCGAGCGATGAATTATTCGAGAAAACGGGAAAGCGTAACAGCTCCCCTATTCCTTGCATGAGAAATGCCATGTCAAATTATGAAATGATGGGGCTGTTTGGTAAGTATGACTTTGACGCGTTCAAGTTGCACTTGCAAGGTATCCACAAGGATTTTTCCGAAGTGATTTACAAAGGGCGTAAGATGAAAATCAAAGGCAAAAGATACCATCATAATAGCACGGTGATTTATCTATGAGTTTTACTTATAAAGTGAAAGGACTTGATAAGTACATTAGACGCGTACAAGGTAAACCAAAACAGGCAAGGCGGGCAGTAAGCGCGGAGCTTCAACGTTCGGCCTTACGGGTTGAGCGTAAAGCTAAAATGAAAGCAGCAGTCGATACCGGATTCATGCGGAACGGTATCTTTGTTGCTAGAGTGGGTATGTTACGGTATAAAGTAACGTCCCCCGCTGGTTATTCCGTCTATGTGGAACTTGGAACGCGTAAAATGAAGGCGCAACCTTTCCTCGGTCCGGCATTAAAAGAAGAAAGTGAGGTTCTATTTAAGAACCTTCGCAAAATGTTTAGGAGGTGATTTATGACTTTTGAAACACCTTCAGTTAAAGCGCTCGCGAATATTCGCGAAAAATTGAAGCCGTTAAACCTTCCGATTTATTTCAACCTTCCGGAGCCGGAAACGCTAGAGCCGTTTATCGTTATCGGTCAAACGAGCTCGGACACGTCGAAAACAGTCCAAACGGGGCTCATTATCGAGGATTTAGGCGTTCAGGTGGATATATTCCTACCGGGCGATGAAAGTCGCGGAGAGGTCGAAAGAGTGCGTTCTGAAGCTATCAGGCGTATCGGAAGAAATTCGAGAATGGCTACAAATGTTTTGAAAGATAATACAGTAGGTCGAGAGGTCTATCATATCGTTTTAAATTTAACAGAAATTATTTATTAAAAAGGAGTAAAAAAATATGGGTGAAGCAGAAGACAAGGCAAAAATTAAAATTACGATTGCGAAGCCAATCGTAGGTAAAAAAGTATTTTACTTTATTCAATCAATTCACGCAGAAAAAGGCACGGGAGCAATGCTTCCAGCTTATCGTAAAGATGGTTCTACCACAATGGGTGGTGAATACATCGACGAACAAACACAACAAGGGCGTTTGCTTGAAAAAGCAACCGACGAGCACTCAATCGAGTTGACTCAATACTTTGCACCAAAAGATCCATCAGTTCAAGTTATCTTGGACGCTCAAAAAACGGGTGAATCAGTCAAAATTTGGCGCGTTATCGTTGACGAAAGCGTAAAAGACACGTCAACTGGAAAAGACACTTATCCAGCGCAATTCGGTTACGGAAAAATCACAGACGATATCGAATTTGACGACGCGATTGATGGATTTACTGAACTTACTTATACAGTCGGAATCGTTGGACGTCTTCGCGACGGGAAATTCCCGCTTTCAACGGATGAAATTAATATGCTTAACGAAGTATATGATTACCAAAATCCGGGCGAAACAACTGGCGATTACAACAACATCACACGCTAATTTTTCAAGCAAGAGGGCCGTCAAAAGCCCTTTTGCTTTTATTTTTTTAACTAAAAGGAGTATAAAACTATGGAATTTACAGTCGGAAGCCGTTCAATCGAAATTAAATTTGATTATATGCTTATGTTTAAAGTCAATCGTGAATTATCAAGTCGCGACGACAACGGACAACCAAACGAGGACGGCGTGGGCGCTTTATTCCTTCGAGTAGTTGAGCGTAACGATTCGGCGTTGGTTGATTTAATCAAGCTATGCGCAAGCAAGAAAGCGAAAGCCGTATCAGACGAGGAAGCATTGACAGCTATTTCAGCTAAATTGGAAGAATTGGACGTGACAACTACCGAGCCAATCTTTAAAGCTATTGAAGAAGAAATGGTGGATTCAGGTTTTTTCAACGAAAAAGTTTTGAAGTATATCGAGAAGCTCGAATTGGCCTTGAAGTATTTGAAGGCGAAAGCAGAAACAGCACAAGATCAAGCGACGGCACAATTCCAGATCGAACAAACGGAAGCACAAATTGGAAGGTTGAAGAACGCAATCTCTTAATCGAGTGCGCCCGTTTAGGTCTAACAGATACACGAATCATTTATTCTTGCAGCAAAAGGGAGCTTGACGCGATTCGTGAAGGTCTATACTATCGCAGTATTGAAGAAAGAGAAAATCTTGTCGAGCTTGCCTTCAATTTAAGATACACACTTAACGCGAAAAAAGCAGAAGTAAGTAAATTGAGCAAGAAAAAGGACCGCGATAAAGTTAGACGCTTATTCAGTCCAAAAGACAACGACAAGAGAAATAACGAGGATTTACTCGCAAAAATCGAACGATTGAACGAGCATTTCCGAAATAGACATTAAAAAAAGAAAAAAGGAGGTGAAGTGATGGCTTTTGATGGCTCAATCGAAGCCCTTATTGGTGCGGATTTAACCGAATACGATAAGGCGATGAACGAGGTCGTGAATTCAACTAAAAAAGCGTTTGAAACAGCGGCGCAATCTGCTTCTAAAAGCGCCAATCAGATGATTCGCGAAGTTGGGGAATTAATGAACCGACTAGCAAGCAACAATCAGTCGTTAGGCTCTAAAATCGGTCAAGGTCTGACTGGTGGCGTAAAAATCGCTATGGGTGAGCTTCAGCGTATCGCTTCAAACATAGGCGCAAAATTGCCCGAACCCTTGAGGAATGGCCTTATCCGTTTATCAAATGATATAAAAGGCATTTTTGGGACGATGAAAAACGAAATTTTGTCGTTCGGTTCAAAAGTTAATTCAGGGTTTAAAAAAGCGTTTAGTTTTGATATCGCAAACGCGATAAAATCACCAAAGAGCGCTTTTGCAGAAATGGCGAACAGTGTTGACTCGATGGCGACACGAATCAGCTCGAAAGCTCATTCAATCGGTTCGGTATTCGCGAATTCTGCTAAAAATATGAGTGGACCTTATAAGTCCGCGTTTAATGACATTGCCAATAGTTTAGCAGCTTTCGAGGCTCGCGTTTTATCGGCAGCACAACGAGTGACAAGCTCGCTCGGTCAAAGTGTTTTGAATCCTATCAATTCGTCATGGTCTAGCTTGTTTTCAGGTTTGACAACAAAAGCAAACGGCTTCGCGGATCGAGTTAGTAACTCATTCGGTGGGCGTTTATTATCAGCAACGAATAGGCTCGCGACACAAGTCGGAGGAACGCTCGGAAATGCGTTTCAAACAACCGGACAGAAAGCCGTTAGTGCTTTAACTGGAATTGTAAGCCATACGAACAGCGCTGCAAGTGCTTCTAGTATGTTATTGAAACAAGTTATCGGAGTTGCTGCTGCATATAAGGCTTTTGAACTTGGAAAACAAGCAATCAAGAGCACTATTTCAAAAGCGGCCGAGTTCGAGGCTAAAATGAGCAATATTAAGGCGGTTACTGGCGAAAGCGAAGAAACGATGAAGAAATTCAATGACGCAGCTATTAAAGCCGGGGCAGATACAGCCTTTTCAGCAGCAGAAGCAGCGGACGCCGTGGGAGAACTAGCAAAAGCTGGGGTTTCCACGCAAGACATCCTAAACGGTGGACTTACCGCGTCGCTTAACTTGGCAACCGCCGGGGAGCTCGACTTGAAGGAAGCAGCGGAAATTACTTCGACAGCTTTAAACGCGTTTAAACGTGACGGTATGAATGCAACGCAAGCAGCGAACCAACTAGCGGGAGCGGCGAACGCTTCAGCGACAGACGTCCACGAATTGAAGTACGGGCTTTCTATGGTCGCGCCGGTCGCTTCAGGGCTTGGTTTATCGTTCCGCGATACCACAAATGCCCTCGCAGTATTCGCGCAAAATGGACTTAAAGGTTCAGATGCCGGGACATCGCTCAAGACAATGCTTATGAACTTGCAACCTTCAACAAAAGGGCAATATCGAGCAATGCGCGAACTCGGTATAATAACCGATGAAGGAGCGAACCTATTCTTCACAGCAGAAGGAAAAATAAAATCGTTCGCGGAAATTTCTCAAGTTTTGAAAGATAAGCTGGGAGGTTTAACAGACGCAGAAAAGCAAATGGCCTTGAAGACGTTATTCGGTACGGACGCGGTGCGTGCTGCAACTATCGCAATGAACGAGGGAGCAGATGGCGCGAATAATATGCAAGCTGCTATCGATAAAGTAACGGCGGCGCAAGTAGCAGCGGAAAAATTGAACAACTTAAAAGGGGCTATCGAGGGCTTGAATGGTTCGTTTGAAACGTTGCAAATCAAGGTCGGAACGGCAGTCTTACCAGTGCTTACAACGTTGGTAAAATACGTTGATAAGTTAGTGGATAAAATTTCCAACTCTAAAGGCTTGCAAATATTCCTTGACGCTTTAAATTCATTGAATCCAGCTCTTAATCAGTTTTTGAACGGGACAAAAATGACCGAGGAACAAGTGGGTAAATTTCAAGATATAATGGTTAGTTTAGAACCAGCCATTATGGGCTTGGTAGGTGCTTTCGCGTTTGGTCCAGCGGTTAGCAATCTTTCCTCACTCTCTAAAGGATTGGGGTTTGCTGCTTCTAAAACGCTAGAATTCGGAAGTGCTTCATCCGGGGCATTAAAAACAGCTAGCGGGTTAGTATCTAACTTCGCGGGTAAAATGATGGGAATTCCGGGTGTTATCGGAAGTGCTGCTTCACAAGGTCTTTCGATTTTAAGCATGATGACAAGCGGAATTTCTTCAGTTATGGGAGTCGCTCTTGCTGCTATTGGTCCAGCAGCTATTCTCGGGCTTGTTGTCGCCGGTTTAGGTTTAATCAATTACCAATTCGGACATCAAATAGATCAGTTACTAAATACCGTAACGACTAAAGGACCACAAATTATTCAAAATCTTGTTTCGGGTATAACGTCAGAAATTCCGGCTTTGATTTCATTGGGTGCGGACTTAATCGCAAAACTGGCGCAAGCATTCGCGACAATGTTCCCGGTGATTGTAAACGCTGGTCTTGAGCTTATCGCTAGCTTAGTGCAAGGGGTGGGGCAAAGTTCCGGCTCTTTAATATCTTCAGCGATAACGATTATCGGAACGCTTGTAAATACGTTACTATCAGCATTACCGCAATTACTTTCTATCGGTATGCAATTACTAGTAAACGTGACACAAGGTATTTTGCAAAATATCCCGCAATTACTTTCAACAGCTCAACAAATTGTGACGAACTTTATCAGTAACTTGCAAGCTAATTTCCCTCAGATTTTAGAACAAGGGATTCAAATTTTAATGAATGTCGTAAAAGGTATCGTTCAAGCGTTACCGACGATTATTCAGATTGCGACACAAGTTATTGTCGGATTCATCCAAACGATTATCCAAAACTTACCGGCTATCTTGCAAGGTGGTATTCGTTTAATTGTTACATTGGTTCAAGGTTTAATTCAAGCCTTACCACAGATTGCACAATCTGGAATACAAATTATCGGGCAGTTAGTTACGGGAATCGTTCAGGCCTTGCCTCAACTGGTGATGGCCGGAATTCAGCTTATCGTTCAGCTTGTCGCGTCTATTATTATGGGCTTACCGAAGATATTCGCAGCAGCGGGCGAAATTATGATGGGATTCGGAAAAGCATTGCTTGAGTTCGTCCCGAATGCGCTTAAAGGCGTAGGCGAAGCGGTAGGGAACTTCTTCGGTGGTCTTTGGGACTTTATTTCTGGTAAGTCGGAAGAAGGCGGAGCGAAGGTTCAAGCGACAATCAGCGCGACGTCGGATCATATCGAAGCTCGAAGCGGAACGACAACGGCTAAAATTACCGCGGACGCTTTTCTTGCAAATACGGGCGTAAGTACAAATTACCAACAAATGCAATCGAGCGTTAGCACGTCCACAGACGCTATGTTAATGGACGTTAATAATAATATGCTGGGTATTACTAATAGCGCGACGACTCAAACTACGACAATGCAGCAAAATGTTTTGTCCAACTTTGGTCTTATGAACGCGAACGGTACTTTGCAAGCTCAACAATTCGCGACAAATAGCGATATGGCGTTTACTCAAGCGCAAACAAATGCGACGGCACAAACGAGCGCCATGAGTTCAAATGTTGTTTCAAATGTTAGCGATTTAAACGCAAACGCAAGCTATCAACTAGATCAGTTACTTAATAATGCCAACGCTAGCACGGCTGGCGTATCGAGTACCGCGAATACAAACGCTTCTATTGCGAATTCTGGAGTTGTTTCCAATTTCCAACAAATGCAAGCGGGCGCAGCAGTCGCGACAAGTGCGCTAGCAACAAGCGCGGAATCTGATTTCAATCGCGTTTCACAAAGCGCAGAACAATCAAGCGCGCAATTATCGCAATCGGTAGCTAAGAATTATCAAGAAATGCAAAATACCGTTACAAAAGCTATGCAAGCAACGGCTCAAGCGGTTCAAACTGGACTTGATAAAATTTCACAAGTTAGCAATCAAAGCGGGGCGCAGATGGCTAAAACGTTCAATGAAACGTTTAGAAATATTACGACAAGCGCAACAAGCGGAATGAACTCTTTTGTTAGCACAATGCAATCGGGACTTTCTCGCGTTACGTCGCTAGCTTCCAGCGCGAACAATAACATTGCCGCAACGTTTAGTAGCCTTCCGGGCTTGTTGAGTAGCGTCGGTTATAATGCTGGAATCGGTCTATATAATGGTCTTGCTTCAATGGCTGGATCTTTATATTCGCTAGCTAGTAGTATCGCTTCAAATATTGCTAGAACTATGCGGGCTGCTCTTTCTATTCATTCACCTTCACGGGTTATGGATAAGATAGGGGGCTTCACGGGTGAAGGGCTTTATAACGGGATGTCTAGCTGGGTGAAAGATATTAATGACGTATCGAAACAATACGCGCAAGCTATCACCGATCAAGATTACCAAACAAATAGCGTACTCACTACGTCAGCAAGCGTTACAAGTGCTGGAGTTCGTTCTTCGCTTGAAAACTTGAGCGACGACGTTAAGAACTCGCAATTATCTGAACGTAAGTTTGAAGTCCATAACGAAATCGTGGGCGACAAGATTTATACAACAATCAAAGAGAAAGACGCTAGAAAACAAGCACTTTCTGAATATTTCACGTAAGGGGGACTCATGGATTTATTGATTGAAAAAGACGGTCAAGCTCGGAGATTGTCCGAGCTGGGCTTATATAATATCACGGTCGATGATTCTTCCCCGGCCATGGATATTTCGACACGAACGGTAAAAGGTCGCAATGGTCGAATTTTTGACGGCTTGACCTATACCGAAAAAACAATAGAAGTAAAAGCAAGGCTTACCGTCCCAACGATGGAAGCCTTTTTTGATAAAAAAGACGAATTAAACCGGTACGTCTTAGGGGATGATGGTTTTTATATTACCAAAATGCACCCCGAGCGTGATGATTTATACGAATTCGAGTTAGCCGGGCAAACAACGGGAGAATTAAACCTCGGAACGATACCTCATAGAGCATGGAAATATCGCTATAAGGTCGTCAATAATGGTTCGGTTGAATATGAATTCATCGGAAAATCTTCTGCCGGATTGAAGTATAACGTTTCTTTTAATTTTGTGACCGCGGAATTGCCGTATGGCGAAACAGTTCCGAAGGATATCACGCTTTCAACAAATACGTTTGATTATGCGGGGACGGCTACACTTAGTCAGTTAGAAGTACCGTTTATTGTTGAATTAACCGCAAACGCTCAACAAACGAATTTCTTTCTTGAGATTGACGGGCGACGGTTTACATATAATCACGTCCAAACGCCTATCCAATCGGGAAACAAGTTAAAACTAAAAGGGATAGAAACACAATTATTTATTGATTCTATTGGTGATAATGTCAATAATCGGACGAATTTCGAGTATTTCGTGATTAAACCAAAAGCGAATAAGAATATCCCGTGGGCTACGAATTTTAAAGGCACAATCAAAATACTCGGATTTAAAGAATTATACAAATAGGAAGGAGGGAAACATTGCTTACATTTTATAATGAACACGGCGAAGGTTTTGGAGCGCAAGTTGAATTCACGGTAAAAAATGCCGTAAACGGTGAGCGTTCTGTTTCGGGAACTATTATTTCAAATGATAATGTTTTATCAAAAATTGACCGTGGATGGAAATTTGAGCTTAACGGCGAATTTTATAGCATTGTTTACGCCAAGCCTCGGGACGAGGGGCGCAATCTTTCCGTTTCCTTCGACGCCGTTCACCAATTCTTTTATGACTTCGAGCATTCAAATTGTTATACCGAATTCAACGGATCACATCGTTTTGAAGTGTATATTGAGGCTATCTTTAAAAATAGCGGTTATCGATACCAGATTGAGCCAAGCGTACGAGTGAATTCTATTCGTAAAGAGAATTTCGGAAACGCCAAACGCTTAGAAATGTTTAAAGATATTATAAAAGCTGCTGGACTCGAGTTTTCAGTTTCCGGAAAAGTCGTCTTGATTACTAAAAAAATCGGTACGGATCTTTCGACGGTCGTCCGTAAAAATTTCAATATGAATGAATTAGTGATTGAAAAGAATATCAACAAATTCATTACATATAAACGCGGACTCGGTGCGTGGAAGGATGAAGAAGACCATAGCAAAGGTCGATATACGTCGGAATATGAAAGTCCACTCGCTAGCATTTATGGACGTATTGAAGGCGAACCGGTAAGGGATGAACGCTATAAAGATACCGGCAAGTTGTTAGAACGCTTAAAATTTGAAGTGGATAACTCATACTCGATATCAGTCCAGCTTGATATGGAAGATTTAACCCGAGCCGGCTATCAATATACGCAACCACGGGCCGGTGATTATATCATGGCTATTAACGAAACGATTGGATTCCGTGAAAGAATACGGATTGTTTCGTTTGAAAGTTCTTATGACGTCACGGGGCGCTTGATTAATCATAAAGTCACTTGTAACGATATCGGAAGCGTTCAAAAACAAATAAGCTCTGAAAGCTCAATCATTCGCAGCGTGGGACAAAGTAAGGAATATGCAGAAAGCGCTCTGGCAGTCGCTACAAAGGCGCTTGCTAGTGCGGACGGTAAGAATACGGTCTATTATGGTGCAACTAAACCGAAAGACGAGCCAATCGGAACATTAAACCGAGGGGATATTTTTTATTTAACCGCTGGCGAAAATACAGAAATGTATATCTGGAACGGTTCGGAGTGGGAGCTTAAAAAGTTAAAACTTGATACAGCGGATCTTGAAAAAGAATTCGATAAAGTCAAGAAAGCAACAGAACAAGCAAACGAAGAAAACAAACGCAGAAGTGAAGAAGCCCTAAAAAAAGCCGGCACAAGTGAAGATTTAGCAAAAGAAGCTAAAAAAATCGCAGACGAGAACGTTAAAAATTTAAACACGTTCAAGTCAACGGCAGAACGGGCACAAACGGCTCTATCGGGTGATTTGAACGCTCTGAAACGAACAGTCACCAGTGAAGTCAATCAATCTTCAGAACATCGCAGAACGACCACAGAGACTCTTAGTCGAATGACTGGACAAATGAATGGATTTGCGACGAAATCAGAGGTCAGACAAGACGTGGCTGGTCTGACTGAAACATTTGCCAAGCTAAAAACTGATACGAACAATTTGATTTCTGGAGTTAAAAGCGAAATCACTTTAGCGAAAACAGAATTCAAGACAACAGCCGATGGATTATCCGCTAAAATGTCAGCAGTCGAGAGCTATATTGGTCAAGACGGTCAACGTCAAGAAGAATTGAAGCAATACGCTAGAGAGGAAACAGCCAAGCAAACGAGCGTTATTCGTGAAACTTTATCACAAGATTATGTTTCAAAAAGCACCTTTACTGAAAATGTCGAGGGTACGAACCAACGCTTTGAAGCACTCACAAGAGAAAACGAAACCAAGTTCGCGGAATACAAGCAAGGCATAGACGGACGTATTGCAGACATCACAAGCCAAGTTGCTGGTAAAGTCAATGAAGTGGACTTCCAACGTGTTAGAGAAACGAGTCAATTGTACGAGCGTATTTTAGGTAGTGAAGACTCTAATATCGCTACGAATATAGCAAGAATGGCTTTAACGTCAGACTTGTTCAATGTTGAAGTAGGTAAGAAATTTAGCAATCTTACCAATTTGTTTTATGCGCCGACTAAAATTCCAAAATACATTTCATCAGTTGATACAGATAAACACTTGGAACGTGTTAGTTTTGGAGACCATGACGGAATACGAATTAACTACACTGACTCTATGTCGGGTTGGTTAGGGGTTCAGTTTCCACTTACTAAAAAGTTTGTGAAACAAGGCGAAAGCCTTGGCTATCGTATTGAAATTGAGGTCGATAAAGTACCACGAGATGGCAAGGTTTTAATTCAATTACTGGATAATACTGCAAGTTTGGGAATGTATTATAATTCTCAAATTATACTTTCCAAAACCGGCAATCAGGTATTTACAGGTTATTTGGATATTCCAAGAACGGGCGAGCTGAATGAGTACTCTATCAGATTTACTCTGACAGGCCCGGGGAACATCGTTATTCATAAGCCGATGGTTATCGATAGGCGTTTAATTCCTGAAGAATTCGTGGATAGCACAGACTATAACAGCGAATACACAAGAACCACAATGTCAATTTTAAAAGATAGCTTTGCATTCAAAACGCTTAATAGCAACGGGGATGTACTGAGCGCTTTGAATGTAGCGACGGGTGGGGCTAGTTTGCAAGTCGGTAAGAATAAGCTAGTAGTCACGCCCGAAACAACGTATATTGCGGACGGTACGATTAAAAAAGCTATGATTGCAGACGCTCAAATTGGCACGGCGCAGATTGGAGAAATTGACGCAAGTCAAGCTAGGATTATCAATATTTCTGCTAAGAATATTGTCGCAGACGGATTGACGGCAAATGTTATTAAAGGCGGGGTGTTATCTGCTTTAAATGGTAACTCAAATTTTGACTTAAACGCTGGACGAATAACAATGCAACACGGCCCGAATGATTGGAAAACGTCTTGGGACGCTTCGGGAATTGCTTTTAGAGGCCCTAATAATGATATTTGGGGTGCAATGGGTGGTGACTCTGGTGGTGGTGTTGGTATCTATATGCGTGGAGATCATGCATTCAATTTAGTTGTCAACCACACCGATAAAGGTAAGTCAAATTCTTACACAGCATTGCGTGTAAAATATGGAGAAGGTATGACGTTGCAATTTTCTCCGGGTGGAAAAGGTTATAATTTATTAACGTTATTTAGACTGATTTTCAACAACTTCAAATACAATCAAAGATATTATTATGATTTAGAATAAAACGAGGTAAATAATGAACAAAACAGACAACGTTATCAATCAATTAGCCATTGAGTTAGCTAATAAGGCAGTAAATGGAGCGTATGACAAGGCTGAGCGTGATGAGGCTCTGGCTGAGTTGCAACAAGTTAAAAATGAGCGTGATGAGGCGCTTGCTGACTTGGAAAATATCAAGTTAGGTTTTGAGGGAATGAATAAGATTTTACAATCTGATGAACGCCTTAAAAATCTCTATGAAGAAGTAAAAGCAAAACAAACAGAAAAAGAGGAACAATAATATATGACATTTACAGTTATTAACAAATACTTACAAGACAACAACCGTACATTCGTAGCAATCCGCCAAGAAAATCCATACACGGCCTTTGACCGTGTTTTGCTCGGCGATAGAACGAACGAGTCAAACGAAGATTTAATTAAGGCAGTATTGGCTCAAGTTACGACGGAGTTCAATCCAGCGGACGGCGTGAAGCAATTACAAGAAGACTTAATCACGCAAGAGCAAACTTATAACAAAAAGTTGGCAGAAAAAGAAGCGCAGATTGCAGAAGTGAAAGCTATTGCTAACTGGTCTGTATTGGCTCGGGTTACTGATACGGATAACCCGCTAGACCCTACGCTTTACAAAAAAGGTCTTGAATTGGTAGATCTCGGTCAGATTGGCAAAACGTACCAAGCACAAGAAATTTTCACGATTGAAAACCCGAACCATGTCGAGCAATTCCAAGAGGGCAAGCGTGTTATGGTTCAAGTCACCGAGCCTTTCACTTATCAAGGTCAAACGCTGGAAGAACTGGCAGAACTTGAGAAAAACGGTAAACTTGGACTTTGGAAGTGGGAAGCGCCTATTGTTAAGCCGTCAAGTGAGTTAGAAACTCAACCTGTTCAGTAAGAGGTAGCTTATGCAAGATTTAGCATTTCACGAACTAGCAGAACACTTAAAAAATCTATCATACAGTCCGTATATTCACTTTTTCTTTTGGTTGATGGTCTTAGATATTGCAACGGGCTACATCAAGGCATTTAAGACTAAGCGTTTTGATAGCAAGGTTGGCACAATGGGATTGATTAGACATTTCATTGTATTTGTCGTTATCTTACTTGTGGCTATGTATGCACGTTCTTTAGGTTTTCGCAGTTTCGGGATTGCTTGGACTATGTTTTTCTCTTTCAATTATCTGTTTTCAGTCATTGAAAATTGGGAAATTATCGGTCTTGCTTTCCCTGAATTTTTGAAACCATACATCAACCAATTAAAAAAAGATAATGCTCGTAAAATTGGGCAGTTGCTTGTAAATATAGACCAAAAAGACAAAGTAGAAGTAGAAGTCGAAGTAAAGGAGAAATAAAATGAATAAAATTAACTGGTCAGTACGACTTAAAAATAAAAACTTTTGGCTTGCCTTAGTACCAGCTTTGGCACTACTTGCACAAGCGTTTGCGAATATCTTTAATTTTTCACTAGAGTTTGGCGACACAGTTGATAAAATTCTAGTGTTTATCAATGTTTTGTTTGCGTTTCTTGTATTGGTTGGTGTTGTCAATGATCCGACAACCGCCGGACTTTCAGATAGTGAAAGAGCGTTAACTTATACAGAACCTAAGAAAGACTAGATAGGGAAGCCGTAAGGCTTCCTTTTAATTTTAAAATGAAAGGGGGCAACCTTTGAAGAAAGTTATTAAACGACAAGCTGGCGTTTGCGTTGACGTTCGTGATGGCTTAAATAGAGTTAAAGAAGAATTTTACAGTCACGATAAAAATAACGCTTATATCGAATTGAAGCTGAACGGGCTTAACGCTGAAAAAGTTATCGTTTTATTTAAATTCAAGACAACTAATCGGCTTTTGGAAGTTGCGGGAACGGTTGAAAACAACCTTGTATCTATTCCATTCGATACAGCTTTAATCACGACAGATGAAATCGTGGACGGGTTCGTTTATGCTGAAAAAGTCGTACAATCGGCAGATATTCTAAAATTCTCGTTTGGAGTTCGTGTTTCAGAAATTGATAAACATAGCGAATTGCCCGTTATTGAGAAAGAAACTAAAAGAATTGTCGCTGTAACGGATATTGTAACGAAAGCGGAACTAGAAGAAGCTATCAAGAATATTCACGTCGAGGGCACAACTTTTGACGACTCAAAAATCATTCAACGTTTACAAGCACTTGAAACTAAACCAGAAATTGATACAAGCAACTTTGCGACAAAGCAAGAGCTACAAAATATCGTCTTAACTCCCGGACCGAAAGGAGATAAGGGAGAAACTGGCGAACGTGGACCAATTGGACCACAAGGACCGCAAGGTTTACAAGGTATTCAAGGACAGATAGGACCTAAGGGAGACGCTGGAGAGCGTGGACCACAAGGCGATACTGGACCTAAAGGAGCGGACGGGATTCAAGGACCTACCGGACCTATTGGCCCTCAAGGCTTGCAAGGCGAACGAGGGCGAGATGGAGAAACTGGACCACGGGGAGAACGTGGTGAACGTGGGGAACAAGGACCAATCGGGGAAACTGGACCTGCTGGACCTGCTGGACCTCAAGGGCCGATTGGCTTAACTGGTCCTAAAGGTGAGAATGGCCGTGATGGCGTTGGTATTCCTCAAAGACTGACTTTGTCAGGAAATACGCTTATTTTGTCTGACGGGGGCGGTAGTGTTAACTTACCAACACAAACAGCTACAAACACACCCTCCGGACAAGTTAACGAGTATGAAATACACGGGACTGGCTTCCCTAACGGTAAAGTAACCGCACCAGTTGGTACTACCTATGTCGATACAGCGGTTACTAATGGAGCGTTAAAATGGATAAAACGCCGTGGAAATGACGCTCAAGGTTGGGAGGTGCTAACTGGTGACACTGGTTGGCTCACTTTGAATATCCAGTCTAAACTTGGAAATTCATTTCTTAAAGTGCGCCGAAAAAACGATACAGTCATGTATCAATTCGGGGGGCTTCAATGGGGTTGGTTTGGAATTATCAGACGAGGTGGACCCGGATATTCGGCACAGGCCTCAGACCGTGAGCGTAATTGCTTTATTTTAATGGCGCAAAAAATACCAATGGGTTTTCGCTCAGAATTCTCATTAATCGGCACTATATTTAACGACAAAGGGAAACGCTACGGAACGTGGTATCTAGCGGGGCCAAGTGACGGAAACCACTTGCGCTTCCAATTTGACGATCCAATACCAACAGACGCAGATATTGGCGACATTCGGGTAAGTTCAATCTCTTACTTAACAAGTGAACCGTGGCCTACTACATTGCCATAAAAGAAAGGAATTTTAAAATGGTAGAAATTGACAAAAGCAGACTAAGAACTAATCTTCCACAAGTTGGGGTACAACCATATAGACAAGTTCACGCTCACTCAACGGGCAATAGAAATTCAACGGCTCAAAATGAAGCAGATTATCATTATCGTAAAGACGCAGAACTTGGCTTCTTTTCTCACGTTGTGGGAAACGGGCGCGTTATGCAAACATGGCTCACTGATCGCGGTGCGTGGGATGTTGGGGGTGGCTGGAACGTCGAAGGATACGGACACGTTGAATTGATTGAAAGCCATGCTACAAAAGAGGAATTCATGCGTGATTATAAGCTATACGTTAAGTTATTGCGTGATCTTGCAGATGAAGCGGGAATTCCTAAAACGCTTGATTCTGATAGCTTAGCCGGAATTAAGACTCACGAATTTTGCACGTACAATCAACCACGAAACGCAAGCGATCACGTTGATCCATATCCATATTTAGCCAAGTGGGGTATTAGTCGCGAACAATTCAAAAAGGATATTGAAGGCGGAGTGAATACTGAAGCTGGCTGGCGACAAAATGAATATGGCTGGTGGTGGGAAGAAGCCGACGGCTCATTCCCTAAAAAGAGCTGGAAGAAAATCAATAATGAATGGTTCAGATTTGACGAGAGGGGTTATTGCTTAATTAATCGTTGGTTCTTTGACGGTAAGTATTGGTTCTATCTTGATAAACGAGGTGCAACCGTGACCGGCTGGAACTTTATCAATCATCGTTGGTATTTCTTCGATAAAGATGGCTATATGATTACCGGCTGGGTGAAATACCGTGAAACATGGTACTACCTATCAGAACAAAACGGGGAAATGCTATCTAAGCAATTCGTGAAACACGGGGACGGTTGGTATTATCTTAAAGCGAACGGGGAACTCCACGAACAACCAGCCTTTAAAGTCGAACCGGACGGGTTAATTACTTTTATTGATCCGACAAAAGTCGAAGAAAAAGAAAAATAAAAAATTCAAATAGAAAAACAAATTAATTATACCTATGAACCGCTGGCGTTTGCTGGCGGTTTTTTTGTTTGTCTGAAATGAAAGTAGATAATGAAATGTTTTGACAAAGAGCTATAAAAGGAGTTATGAAATTATCTGTATACTGATTTAATAATGTTTTATATACTCCCACCGGCTCCATTATTCTTTTGCATTCTTTTACATTCCTTTCTAAAACGTTGTACTTACAGCGTTTTTTATTTTTTTCTTTGGTATTCCTTGGTATTCCTTTGCAGAAAAGGGAGTCACAAAAGGAGTCACAAAAAGGAGGCAAGCCTCCTTAAAAATCTATATATTTTGCAAAGCGTTCACCGATATCGTCCTTTGCTTGTGTTGTAATATGAGTGTATACATTCATAGTTGTTTTTAAATCAGAATGTCCGAGTCGATATTGAACTTGTTTTAAAGTCATTCCGGCTTCAAAACATAGGCTTGCGTGAGTATGCCTGAACCCGTGTATTTTAATCGGTCGTAGCTTACTATCTTTTAAAATACCAAGCAACCACTTTCTGGGTAAAGTGCTCGGGATTGGTTTTTTGAATTCATTCTCAAAAATGTATCTTGTATCAGGATTTTGCTTCTTCCATTTCTTCAAAAGGTTTTTTGTTTTTTTATCAAGACTAATCAATCGATTGCTGCTAACGGTTTTTGTATTCCCTATTTCTTCGCCCGCAAAACCCCTTGTGATAGCCTTATTAATATCCAAAGTGTTATCGTTCCAGTCTTTCCATTCAAGCGCTAAAATCTCACCTTTTCGCGCTCCCGTGAAGGCTAGAAGACGAAAGAGAACTATTTTTTCTAAATCCTTAGTCTTAGCAACTAGTATCATGAATTTTTTTAATTCATCCTTGTTATAGAAGTCGCTCTTACTATCAACTTTCTTTCTAACAGAGGTCACTACACTATCGACTGGATTCGTTTCAATATAACCATGTCTGATAGCGTATTTGAATATGTTATTCATTAAACCTTTTAGTTTACGTCCATAGACTAATTTTTTAGACCACTCGTTTACTTGCTCTTGCATTTGAATAGCTGTTATAGTAGCAATTTTTCTATTTCCAAAAGCCGGGTATATATGGTTTTTGAAGTTCCTAGAAGTCTTTATATAGGTACTATCTTGCACGGTTTCAGCGTATTCTTTGAGCCATTTCTCCGAGATTTCCTCGACAGTTATTTCTTTCTTGTTTTCTTCTTCACTTTCAAGATCACTTTGAAGTTGAAGAAGTGCTGCTCTTGCTTTTGCTTTAGTTGAAAATCCGCGACGTGTAACGTATCGACTATACCCATCTACCTTACCTATATAGGCTCGGAACATATAAGCAGTATCACCGTTTTTCTTTTTGTAAGACTTGATTTCCATTTTATAATCACCTCGTCGTCAAACTTTCAGACCTTGGGATTTTTTAATTAGTTATTTACTACTACTTTCATTGATTTTTTCAAACCACTTTCTTTCGCAATAGTTGTATCATCTTCCGCTTTCACATATAGCTTAGGAGAGTAAGTAGAACCCAAATCATAGCCATTTTCTATCGCCCATTTTTTAAAAGTACTTTCTTTAATTTGGTACAGATTGTCAGCAATTTGTTGAATTTCTACTTTGGAATAATATTTAGCTTCTTGAGGAAGATACAAGCCAAGGGCACTTTTTCCTAATGGTTTAGCAACAACTTGATAACCTGTATTTGCTAACTGATTATTGATTTCAGTAGTCAAATGAGTAGCAAATTGTGTATTAGACGCTTCTGTATATTCAGGGCCATCATTTTTTATTTCTTGGGTTGTACTGGTTTCACTTTTTGTTTCAGTAGTTTTTTCTTCTTTTGATTTTTCTGTACTTTCAGATGAAGTGGTAGTAGCAATTTGTGTTGTGATTGGTTGTGTATTTTCTATTTTGGTTGTATCTTCTTTGAAGAGAGTTCCAATGATTAAGCTAGAGCCTATCAGAACAGCGATTGAAATATTTCTATATTTTTTATTCGGGCTTTTTTTAATAAAATACCAAATGCAAAATGCTGAAGCTAAAAAAATTAACGTTAAAATATTCTTTAAAATTTCCATTTTTTTCTCCTTTTTTCTTGGATTTTAAATCCATTTATTAAATAACTATTTTAATAATGCCTGATATTCTTCCTTAACCATTACCTCGTCAGCTATGGTTTTTAATTTATACTTTTCCATAAAATGGACATAATTAAACTCAGATACATCATCCATGGTTTTTAATTCTTCTTCCAGAAGATGATGAATCATATTTCGGTCTGCCTGAAGCTCACATAATTCTCTATTGAGTTGATATTGGCTTTGTGAATGCTCCTTGTGGCCAAGTTCGTGTAGGGCTACTTGTTTTTGGTCTTGCTCTGATAGATTGATATCAATAGCAAGAAGCTTCAATGTTGGATTGAAGAATCCTGGACTATGCCAGCCTGTCCCATCAAAGTAGCATAGGTTTACACCCTCCTGGGCGCAAAGCTCTCTTACAGTCATAAATGCACCTCTATTTATTTTTTAAGTGTGCCTCCAAGACCGCTGTAATAAAATCTATATCTTCTTCAGAAAGTGGCTTACCATCGAATAACATAGATTGTGCAGCAATATCTCTGAGGTCTAATGGTGCAGAAGCATCACCATCTTTCGCAATGTTAGGATTTTCTGTGCGTCCTAATAGGTAGTCGGTGGACACATTGAAGTAATCGGCAATTTCTTGTAATCTGTCTGATTTAGGAGTTTTTTCTTTCAAAGTATAAAGGTAATTTATACTATAACCTAAATCTTCAGCGACTTTTTGAAGGCTTATTCCTCGTTTTAGAGAAAGTTCCTTAATTTTTTCAAGTGTGGAAAACATTGTCATATCACCTTTTCTAAGACATGACAAAAAATATTTTATAAAAAAGTGTTAAACTAGCCATATGAATATTTTATTTACAGATTTGGACAATACTTTGATCTATTCAAAGAAAACGAATATAGAAGAAAAGATACCGGTGGAGCTTTATAACGGAGAGGTAAACAGCTTTATGTCAAAATACTCCTATGAGCTTTTGCATAAGTTAAATGAGATGCTCCTTATAGTACCTATTACCACAAGAACCTATATTCAATACAGCAGAGTAGATCTTGGTTTTAATCCAAAATATGTACTATGTGCAAATGGAGGAATACTTTTAAAAGACGGCATAAAGTCGGATGAATGGTATAAAGAAAGCCTTGATATAGTAAAGCCTTCATCAGATGAGAGAGAAAAAGCATATGCATTTTTGCAAAAAGATAAAAGAAGAAAGTTTGAATGCAGAAATATTGATGACTTATTTATCTTTACAAAATGCAATGAGACTGAGGATGTTGTAAGAGATCTTAAAAGCATACTGGATATGACAAAGGTGGAGGTTTTGTACAATAAAGATAAGCTT